AAAACGTGTGATTATTGCAACCACGAAATGTTAGCCGAAGACGGTGCTTTTTGTAGCGAAGATTGTGCAAAAGGTTATTTTAGCGACATCACTTAAATTTACAATTATGAAAAAAAAAGAAGCAGAAAAAATAATTCACGAAATAGAAAAAGCAATAATAGAACTACGCAATGGACAATATGGTATTTCATTAGAAGATGGTAAAAAACTTACAGATAGATACTTCAATGATATGTGTGATGATGATGATAATTTTCGTTTTGAATGGTTCCATAATCAAGAACTTATAATAGGTGGGATGAAGAGTGCAATAACGATAATTAAAAAACAAATAAAATGAAAAAAATAAATTGGACAGACCACATAGAAAGTCTTAAAAACATCTATAAATACGAGTTTTACTGGAATAGAAAAACACGAACCGAAAAAGGTAATTTTAACACCGAACATTACATAAAATATTTGAATTATTTAAAAGAAGTAAGCAATGAAAAGTAAAGAACAATTTGACGCAAGTATGGAACTTGTATGCATTATAAGTAAGTTACAAGACTTAGCAAGAACTGAAGAAGTTTATTCGAAGTATGGTTTAAGCGAAATGGTAAAGAAAGCATCTTTAGTTAATATATACAAAGATGGCATAGAAGAAGTGTTACAACGTTTAAAAGCTATTGAAGATAAGCTATGACAAAGGTAGGTAGTGACTTTAGCGGTGTAGGTGCTTTTGACCAAGCTTTAATTAGGTTAGGAATAAAACACGAAACAATATTTGCTTGTGATATGGATAAGTATGCAAGACAAACATACATAGAAAACTATGGCGAACCATCTTACTATCCTACTGACGTTTACGAAAGGAAAATACCACAAGATCCATTAGACTTGTATTTAAGTTCACCACCTTGTCAAGCTTTTAGTCAAGCTGGAAGTAGACTTGGAAAAGAAGATAAACGTGGAATATTATTTTTTAATAGTCACGAATTTATACAAAAGAACAAACCACGCTTTTTTATATTTGAAAATGTTAGGGGTTTATTATCACACGACAACGGTAAGACTTTTCAAGAATGGTTAAATTTTTTAGGTGGTAAAAGCATCAATGGTTTACCAGTTTTATTTGCAGATGAAAATGCAGTTCCTTATCACATTTATTATAAAGTTATAAATTCTAAAAACTTAAATGTTCCACAAAATAGGGAACGTGTTTTTATAATAGGAATAAAAGACGATAAAGACAATGTTTTTCAATTTCCAAAAGACGAACCTTTAACTAAAAAGCTTAAAGACGTATTAGAAAATGAAGTAGATGAAAATTATTTTTTAGATGAAAAAAAAGTAAATGAAATGCTATTAAATACAAATAATAGTCAAGAAAGTAAAATTATAAGCTACACAAGAGATAACAAAGGTAAAATTTTAAATAGACAATTGAAAGATATTAGTAATACTTTGCATACTGCAAGTGGTGGTGGTGGCAATACTGACCAATTTTTATTAGTAAAAAGTGCTAATAGTAAAGGGTACGAAGAAGCTACTGAAGGCGATAGCATAAACTTTACAAGACTACATAGTGAAACAAGACGTGGTCGTGTAGGAAAACAAATAGCACAATCTTTAGAATGCATTAGTAACCAAGCAACTTTAAAACAAGACACAATTAGAAGACTAACACCAAGAGAATGTTTTAGACTTATGGACTTTCCAGAAACGTTTACCTGGTCGTGTTCAGATAGCCAAGCTTACAAACAAGCTGGAAATAGTATAGTAGTAAAATGTTTAGAAAAAATTATAGCAAAATTAAAACTATGAATACATACAAAATAACGCATAAAGAACGTGACCACACTTTAACGTGGCGAAAAGTTTATAGTATAATAAAAGCCGAAACAAAAGAAGAAGCAATTATTAAGTTGGATCGTCACAAAAGTTTAATTAAAAAAATAGAACTTTTATCAACTGGAGAACCAAACATTTCCATAAAGCAAAATTTGGAAGATGCTGCAAGTGCGTGGTTCGATAAGATACGAAACCAGCAAATCGATAATAGACACGCAATTTATAAAATAAAGTCTCCATCCCACAAAAAAACGAAATAGTAATTTTATAATACTAATTTTTAAAACACAAAAATTTAAAATACATTTATCAACTTAAACACAAATACAAGTAAATACTTATGGAAAAGATAAAAGAAAAAGAAGCAGCTGAAATTATCACGCTTTTTAACTTAACCAAAAAATCAAGAAAGCCAATTGTAACCGACAACCGTTTTTTATTTTATAGATATTTAAACGAACACGGCTACACTTTAAAACAAATTGCAAAGCTTTTTAACACTACGCACCCAAACGTGCTTTATGGTGTTCGTAAAAGCAAACAAGATAGCGTTTTAAACAAAACTAATTACGTTAAAAACACGGAGCAACTTCGTGAATATCTAAACAACAATAACACGGATCTAAAACGGTTAGAAGTTATTAAAAACGTAAAAGACGTTCAGCAAAAATTAGATGTAATAATAGAAAAAATTAACGCATTTAACGAAGCTACAATATGAAAAATAAGAAATCATTTGTGCTTTATGCAGATTGGAAAGAAACCTTTGATGCACTTTCTAACGACAAAGCTGGAGAACTAATAAAACATATTTTTAAGTATGTAAATGATGAAAACCCAACCAGCAAAGATATGTTAATTAATGCCGTGTTTGCTAACATTAAACACACTTTAAAACGTGATTTAAAGAAATGGAAACAACAACACGAACAACGGGTTTTAGCTGGAAAAAAGAGTGCTGAAATTCGTAAACGAAATTCAACGGTCGTTAACGGTCG